ATAAAGAACTCTTCGCCAAGGCGGTTGTCATTAGTGATGAATTCCAGGTTGCTGTTTTCAACGGTCATCGTGTCGGTGCCGTTGGTAGAAACGAAGGTTGCAACACCTGATTTCTCAGGTCCGGTAGCTACTGTTTCGCCGTCTACATCACCACTACCATCAGCACCAGTCCAAGAACCGCCGTCAACAGTCATCTGGTTGTTATCTACATCAACATCAACAATGTTGATAGGGTTGGGACCTGCGAAGGCTGCGTAGATGTAAGAGTCTTTGGGATCGTTCCAGATAGCTGCACCATTGATAAAGCTAAATCCATCATCCTCGAAGCGAAGAGGGCAATTTGTCAGTTCAGCCGCATTAGTGTTAGGTGATAACTGATTTCCTTCATTAAGGTCCCAAGCAACGCCCCAATTATCGTCTCCGGAGGTACGTTTAACCATCACAAATGCAGGTCTAAATCCAGTTGTTATTTTGTTTCCTACAGAACCATTGTATCCACCGAAGCTAGATACACCAGGCGTCTCCGCCCAGCAATAGAAGACATAATTATTAGTTATGCCATTAGGCGAGAAGTTAATAACTGAGTCATCTGGATCAAGTGAATAATAGCTGTCAGCACTACCCGCATCTAAAACCTTACTCTCATGAAATCTAAATACCTTGCCAGCACCAACATCTTTATGATAAATATCCCACTGGCTAGTTTGGGCTCTATTTTTGGCAATTATAAAATCAGGTGCTTGAGATAAGCCGTGTCCCATCGAGTTATTTCTGTATTGAGTGAGTCCATTAACATTGACAACACTTAATTTACCGTTAGACCTAACCTCCGATAAAAGTGACCCTTCGTTATTAGTGACGGTTGTGTCTCCAGCATCCCAGCACCAGGATACATAACCTCGACCACTTTCGTTGTAGGCGACATTTGATCCAATACTGAATCCATTAGAGTTAAAATCAGTAAGTCCAGTAGGATTACTTCTTAGATCATAATCACGGTCAACACGCATGTCAAATTGGGGTCCATTTAAGCTGTCGGCTAGTCTGTGATTTCTTATTACGGGTCTTTCCTTAACCCATACCACATCAGGACTGAACCCACAATCAATCGACTGCGAGGTACCGTTACCTGTGTATGTGACCGTTGCAAAGCCACTAGTCGTACCAACGTTATCGCCAGGTTGGAAGTATTGGAGGTCTGGGTTAGGGGTGTTGAAAGTGAGGGTTGTTCCAGGGGTAAAGGTAGAAACAACCATTTGACCATTTAATTCCATGTAATGCCAAGTACATCCATCGGAACTAACTCCTGTGGCGGATGTACTGGTAACAACATAAGAAACATTGCTGATAGCTGAAAGAGCAGTGAGTGTTATACCGTTTGCATAGTCGCTAGTAGTTGCACCACCAAAACTATCAAGTAGATTGTCGCTGGAATCGTACAAACTCATTGTGTTTGTAGGTGTTGCCCCTCCTCCAGATGTGAAGCTAAATACTCCAGAAACAGGCGAGCTAAAATTAACTCTTACACCAGCAGCGTTATAGTAACTTGTTTTATTGCCATCTATAAAAGTGTCGGGAGTATTTTGTAATGCAAACCCTGGAACGGCGGTGGCAGTAGCGTTAACAGTTGATGAATCAACACTCGCAATTGTGCTGGTAACAGGCGTGTAGCTTGCGACTGCTCCAGTCTCATCAACCATTACCAACGCATCGTTAGCAACAAAGCCATCAAGGTTGGCTGATGTTCCAACTGTTAGCTCTGTTGGTGTTGCACCTGTAATAGGCCCAGCGGAGCCCTCAGGGTTAGGCAACGAGGGCAGCAATACATTGCTTTCCTTGATGCTTTCCCCTTCGCTGTTCTTTGCCTGAACAATGGCTGATATAGACGTACCTGCGGGCAGGTCATCGTCTGGGGTGTTGCCGGTGGCAAATGCAGCGGGGAACGTGATTGCGTAATCCTTACGAGTCACACTGGTAAAGCCAGGATCATCGGCTTGGATGCCAGTAACCATGGCCTGGTCACCAACAATCTGAAGCTTGCCGTATGCCTCGTTGCGAGTATCGACCACAGGGGTCGAGGGCACAAAGGTGAAGTCGGTGCCAGCCTTGTTATCAGCAATCCAGCGACCGGTAGAAGCAGAAAGGTCTACTTCAGTTCCATCAACAGATTGGATTGTACCTTCTGCTGTTTCGGTTGAACCTGTGACGAATGTGTCTCCACCACCACCTGGGATAGATAAGTCAACGAGGAGCTTGCCGTCAACATATACTTCATACACACCAGAACCCTGAGTGCCAGTACGCTTGCCTTTTAGTTGGTTAAACGTGAATGGATAAGTAATATTGACAAAATTAGCCTCATTACCGGTTAAAGTAGCTGTCTCAAAAACATCTCCACTTCCTACACTATAAGGTCCTCCAGAGCCAGTGGTAACAAATTTAATTGAAGTGTTAGCAGTGATAGAAGATGTCATTGTGTGTTGCCATTCGGAATCTGACGCATCCTCTGCAACCACATAAGTAGATGGATTGCCGTCAAACAAGTTTAAAATGCTGCTATTGCTTCTGATTCCAGTAGAGGTGCCGTCACTCCACTGCTGAGTTGGCTCATACCTTCCATCTCCTCCAGATCCATCCTGTCCAAGCCAATCACCACCATCAACAGTCATCGTGTTGGCGGCTGTGTCGGTGGCAGTGATTGATGCTTGCTGATTGATTTTAAAAAATTGACCGTCGATGGTACTTTGATTGCTGTATACACGGAACGTTCTGCTGCCCTTCAATGTGACTACATTATTTCCAGCAGGTAATGTTGCTGAAACTTCAGCCGTAGCAGTTCCCCAAACTACACTATCGACTTGAACTCCATCAACAGACAATGTCATCGTCGGATTATCCGATGATTTTCTTACTCCTTTAAACACAATATTAGCTGGACCTGAAATATTCCAAGTCATAGTCATATTATTAGTGCTGCTTGTCCATCCATTACTGTCGTTCCAGTTTGTTACCCACTCGTCAACATTGTTTTCAGTTGTTGCTGTTAGTGTTGGTGTTTCTTGACCCTGAACCACATCACCCACTTCAAAATACTGAAGGTCTGGGTTGGGAGTGTTGAAGGTGAGGGTTGATAAAGGAGTTGGAACAGTGAATTGGTACCAATTATTGGGGATAAACGGCGCCTGTGGTACGTCATTGAGTGTTGTAATTGCAGATCCATCAATAGTTCTTTGATAACACAGAGCCCAATAAACTGCCGAGTTAATACTATCTGCGAAAGGACCTGGAAAATTACCTGATGATTGGGAATAACTTGAGTCAAACACCCAGTTTACACCGTCATCACTATAGAAATAACTTACATTTTTAGTTGTTCCAGAATTGGGAGGCCCCCAGTTAACTTTGGCGGAACCATTGAACTTAATAAATGCCCAATACGAATCCGAGAGACTTGTTGAGGGCTTTACCCCTGAACTTACAGTTTCTGGACCTGAATCAGCAGATGTGTAAGTTAAAGATCCTAATGCTACTTGACCCGTATGTGATTTATACTCGTATGTTGATGTGTCTACCGTATTAACACTCGCAATCTCACTGGTCTGTGGCGTATAAGAAGCAGGCTCAAGTTCACCACTACCATCTTGCTTGGGTGTGCCATCTGTCATATAGATGCCACCAGTAATGACGTTTAAATCTTTGTCACTAGCAACCGTCAGCTTGGTTGAATAAGCTTCGGTTTTGGTGATGTTTGTGGCACCTGCTCCGCCTGGGATGGATGAGTCAACGAAGAACTTGCCGTCAGTCTCAATCCCAAACAGGCGAAGACTTGATATTGAAGATTCAGAGACAAATTCCAAGGTTCTTATTTCACTTGCAGCTACATCATGCGTGGAAATACTGGAGGTAAGATTATAAGAAACAACGTTGCCATTTACTCCAAAGTTTCTAGTATCACTGCTCACATTTGCTAAGTGTAAAGTAAACACTCCGCTGGAGGAAGGTAACGGCGGGTTGAAAGTAATTACAGCGGTTTTATCAATCGCTTTTGTTTCCATACAATTAACATAATTACCATCTACTACACCGTTGAAGACTTGTGTTAGCTGCCTGTCAGCAAAAAAGTCTGCATTTGTGTAACTTCCAAAAGAACTCCACTCTTGGCTTGGCTCATAGCGTCCATCCCCCTGGTCGCCCGATCCGTCCGATCCAGACCATGAACCCCCACTAACCGAGATGCTCGGCACCGTGTCATCGATGGCGGTGATTGAGACTGCGTCTGGGTTATAAATGGATAAATCGACTAATACTTTTCCGGCAACTCTGATTGCATAAAGGTTGCTTTGAGTACCTTTGCTGCTTTGACTAGTTATATATTCAAGCCCACCAACTGGTGTTCCTAGTGATACCCAACCAGTCGCAGCGCCTGTTTCTGGGCCACTTTGTAGAGAAGTTACAGTATCAGAACCCAAGCCTTTCATACTCAAGTTATGCGAGGAAGCTGCCATTACTTCAACTTCGCCAGTTAAGTTCAAGGTTGAAGCGTCAAATGTCAATATGTCGCCAGCAGTTGCTGTAATTGCTGCCCATCCACCATCCGGTTGTGGTGGATTAAGTACATTAAAAGCATTGATTGGAGCATTATAGAAGCCATTAGGGGCGGTTAAATACTTACTCCACTCCTCACTCCGATTCCAATCAACCTTAACCACATCACCCACTTCAAACTTGTCGAAGTTGTTGTCGGTTGGGAAGGTGAGGAGATTACCTGCTCCAGGGTCACCAGGCATTCCAGCGTTTACCAGTTGCTTACCATCAACGGAGATTGATGCACATGTGATGTATGTGGTATTAGAGACAATCCTTATCTTGTCAAATGAACCTGATACATTAAACGTACAGAAACGCTCTCCTGCGGCATTATTTAAAAGTTGGGTTGTATCAACACCGTCGATTGTCAAGGTAATTGGATTAGCGTTACCGTATTTACTGTTTAAGTGCACTACGACTGAACTGTTTACCTGAAGATTAGTAAAAGTGCATTCTAAATACCCTCCTGCAGTTTCACCAAACGATGCTGCTGTATTGTCGTCCCCATCAAATAGCCAATTAACTTGAGATGAAGTGTTGACGCTGTACCAGTTGTTAGACGTGAGGTTTGTTTGCCAGTATTGGCTTTGATCCCAAGCATTAGCTACACCAACACTTGCAATCGTGTCAGTTGTATAAACGTTTGTACCACCACCTTCTACTTTGGTGATGGCATCTGACTCAACAGCAAAGTTAAACGTCGTCCCAGATAGCTTTGCTTTTACGGCATACGTTGGGGGCGGGTTACCATCAGCCGCCATGTCAACGGTATATGGAAACTCCTTGTCGGTGTAGCGATAGCCGTTTTCAATCTCAGTTAATGCAACCGCATTAATATCAGGCGCTTCCTCGTCTGGCTTTAACGAGTCTTTGATCTCAGCGCCTGTGGCTTTATACGAAACACCGGCCCGGTTGACCAGCATCAAATCATCATCGCGCAATTCAGCCATTAGTTTGTCCTTGCTTAGTTGTCTAGTGTTGTTAGAGCGGTTGACCAAAAACTTGTCGGTGTCTTGTAGTTCAGCCATCAGAGCAACTCAGGGATAGACGCCCAGGAACCAAGAGGCACAAAATCCAATGGTGGAATATCAGTTACACCAATTTCAAAGACATCACCCGCAACGTCTTTTGAATAAAGCTTTTTATCCGCAACGTTTAGCGCAAGTTCGGCAACGTTTAAATCTGCTGCGTCTGGGACTTTCCCAATTTCCGAACTATTCCGAATTTTGATGCGTTGCGGCATGACCTATACAGGCAAACAAAGGCCCTATACAGGGCTCACTAGATTGCCTCTACGCAAAGACACCGCCATCAACCGGCTTGGGTTCGATCCATTGGTCTTGCGTAGCGCCGTTGGTCAGGTTGCCTGAATCAACAATCAACTGCTTCTCTGTCGCAGGTATCGACAAAATTGGGTGGAAATAACCTCCATCCAAATCTTTAACGTCAAACTCATCAGGCGCAAACCATGGATCTCTTAATTCGACCTTGACCTGATTTGTCGGCCCCCAAGACTTTGGAACCGTCAGCTTGGTGAACTCGCTGCCGGGGTATGCCTCCAACAGCAAGTGAGCTGAATCCATCAAATTGATTTCGTTATCCCAGCCAACTAGCCACACAGTCCAGGTTTCAACCATGGGCTGCAGCGTGTATTGCAAGACAGGCTCTTGGTCTGCATAGCGGCTGACAATGACCTCCATGCCTTTGACCTTCGTGCCAGTTGGCAACCGCTCGCTATCGGCCCGCACTGCAATGGCTGGTGTCTGCGCCTTATTTGCCAACGTATAAATTCCAATCTCATCTTGCAATATCAACTGGATCGTTTTTCGCAATCTCTTGGCTAGGTGATCCACAACAATCCTGCAGTTCCCTAACTTGCCGCCAATAACTCATCACTGCTGACAAAGGACATGTGATCAGTTGGCGGAAGCTGCAAGCTGTAAGCCAATAGCTCACGGTCAACGTCGCGCAGCGTGATTAAACCGTTTGGGGGGTATGAATCAACAGCCAACAACCCGCGCCAACCTTTGCCTTCTGGCTTAGGAGCAAGCAACGCAACCGACCCGCAATCAGAAATCAACGCTCTGACTTCTGGCATTGCCGTGGCTTCTTTGGCTGCCGCAAGCACTTCAGGCCACACGCCAACCAAAACAGTTGGCATCAACCGTTCACGTCTGAGTGACAGCGCAACCATTGCGGCATTAGGCGGCAACTGATCGCTGGCCGGAGGTTCCCAGAAGATCGCAAAATCTTGAATCACAAAGGGCTTAGGCGTTGACTTGGCGTCTCGATTCACGTTTGCCATCAGGCTTGTAAGTTGCGCCACTGGCAACTCCTGCATGGCTAATTGACGTTTCTGGATCGTTTTCAGTTCGCCATACGCTTCCAAAACCTTTGCACGCATTTCATGAAAGAACGTCTTGCGGCTGAACTCAGATGGGAAAGCCTGTATCAGCTCCCAGCAAATCCCGACGTAATTGGTACTTTCCCATTTTTGTTCTCCGCTGGCTGCTTTTTTATTTGATCTTCAGTCAAAGGCTCACTCTTGGGCGTTTCTTCTGCTGTCAGTTCATCGCCAGCAAGTTTCAAAATGTCTGCCCACAAATCTTTGTGTAAGTGTGCAAGGTCGTCCCAGTCAGGCAGGTTCAGGCGACAACGAATCAAAGCAATGACAGCAGCGTTGTTTTTCTTGCTGCCTTCCTCGTAGAAATGCCGCCGTAATGCTGCAATTGCATCTGTGTAACGCTCAGCAATTTTGGCTGACTTAGGGCTAAGAACCAAGTGCTGAACTGCTTTATCAACAATGTCAATAGCTTCCATCAAAGTGATCTTTTCTTTCTGTTGGATTGATTGCGCTAGCTGTGCAGTCTTTTCCAAGCTGTCATGCCCGCCTGACATGTCTTCAATAATTTGCGCTTCGCCAACAGTCAACCCACCTAAAACAGGAAACTCAAGAATCCCGGTTTGAGCATTGCCGCATCGCCTAATTTCAGGCTCTTTAGGTGCCTGAACAAAAGGAAGGCTAGCCATACATTGTGCCGCGTTTGTTCTGAATATTAACAAGGGCTTCCTTTATTTCTCGCTCACGCTTTTCTTTTTGCAGCCTGAGGCTTCGCGCTGCCTGCTGCTGCATCTTCAATTGATTCTGTAGGGTTTCACTCATCGATCGGATTCTCTGGCTTAGGGCCAATCATGGCAGCCGTAAAACCCATATCAATAAGCCGTTGCCAGCAAAACTCAGGGTTGTCCCAGTTCCAGGCGTAATGCGTGGCACGTTGGAAGATTGGTATTTTTTCGCTTGCTGATGCAAGCTTGCTGTCAACAGGCTCAAAAATGCTTACGTCACCCAAACTTGATGGAAGTTTGATTGAGGAAACCTCTTTCGTGGCATGGTCAATAGAAATAAATCTTTTGGGGCTTGCTTCTGGAGCATCAATTAAACCTAGATGCCCCAGGATTCCGTCATAAGTCACCGCGTAGCTAGTAGAAGGGGTTGCCACCTGGGACAAAAAAGAATAAATGGCCGGGGAAAAAACAGTGTCGTTTGCCATATAACTTGAGTCTGGACTAAAAGGATAACCAAGGTTGTCAACATATACAGAATCAAAATGATTATTAGTCTGCAAATATCCAAACCCATAGCCCTTGGCTAAGGAACGTTCACGCGCTTTATTGTAAGTGTATGCCGGTCGCAGCGTATAACCATCCTGCTCGTAAGGTTTTAAATAATTTAAGTCAAACCACGGCAGTTTTTCTTCTTTATATACAACATTATCGTCTGTTGCATAAACCGTAGAATCGCAAGGTCCGGTGGAATTATTTTGATAGTCCCAAAACATAACTTGTTCTCTGCCGCTGCCAAAAAAATAAGGCTCAGTATCAAGCGGTAGCTTTATCTCGTCGCTTACAGGCATCATGCTTGTAATTCGTTGTCGCAGCAATTGCGGTATTTTTTCGTCTGAAATAATAGTGGCAACGCCGTCTTTTAACTCAACAATTTTCACCTCTCGAATTTTGTTTAAAGCTTTGTCGCTTAGTCGTACCTGACCATCAGTAATTTCAAGCCCGGATGGATAAAAGTATTCAGGTTGCCTGCATTTGGCTGTACCGCCAAGCCCAACATAGTAATTTTCCTTATTTGAATATTGCGGCGGCGGTCCCTCAACATTTATTTCTCGAGACAATGTTCCGTGATACTTGGCAAAAGCCCTAAAAGTAAACACTAGATCTGTGTATAAAAAAACAAGATAAGCGTGATTACTATTAAGTGGGAGCATATAGATTTGATACGCAGGATCTAAATATCCTGGCCTGTTCATTGTGCCTTGTATGTCGGCAGGAGTGCCCAAACTCCAGAACCTGTTGTCATTTGAATATCGATCAAAATTTGTTTGGTTAAAATCAAAACGTTCTCCAAAAGATATATAATGCTCAAATTCAGCAGAGCCCCCCGGAAACTCAGAGCTTGGGATTAGCCCCTGCGATTGATCTAAAAAAATGTTTTCATAATAGCCATCGTCTCGCCTAAGGTAAGTCCCAGGCTTTGGCGTTACGGTGCTTTGCGTAGGCCCGAACCTTAAATCATCGTATGGCCACTGGTAGCCAACCCCATAAAAAATATATCTATCGTCAGGGAAAAATTTTTGCGGCTTATCGTAAGAAGTTTGGTTAAAAAATAACTGCAAATCGCTAACGTTTACCCCAAGGTCAGATTGGCTTACATAAAAAATAGGGTTAAGACGATTTCTGTCAAAAGTAAACTCAACCTCATTGCCAAAAGTTCCATCTTCTTTTATGGCCTTGACTTTAATATCCATAAACTTGCCGCCAGACCAAAAGCCCCCACCCCCAAAATCATTTGCACCAGTCGAGGTTTCTAAGTTGTAAATTTGGCTGATGTTGCACGTCGTGAATCCGCCAACGCTTACATCCTTTTTGCGGGCATGTGCAGCAGGGTCTCGACTGGGGTCATACTCGTTCTTTTTGTTGTTAAACCCCTTCGACTTGTCTTCCTCCTGCGCCTTGACCTTTATTTGATCTCTAAGTGCTTCACTGTCCAGGCGGTCGCGCCTGCGTGCATTACGCGTTGACTTGTCACGCTTCAACAGGCTGTCAGCGCCGACAACAACCGTAATTTCAGTGCTCATTGATCAAACGTTGTCGATCAACAATTGAATTCGGTAAGTCTGAGTTTGCCCTGCAGCAACGGTAATGGAAGGCGATTCAACAAGGATTGAATGCGGATACAAACCAGACCCAACGCGAATGACAACGGTGTTGTAGGTGAAGCCTGCGCCCTCAGCGGTGAACGCTGCCTCGACATAAGTATTAGCCCCGGCAGTGCCGCCAATCTCCCAGCGGTCATCAGAACCAGGGTCTAATCCACCTGCAGGAAGGCTTGCAACCGTGAAGTCTGCATAACCATTGGTCGAAGGAAGCTTGACAGAATCCCAATCAGCCAAAGTGCTTTCAGCCGTAAAAGCTCCGGTGTTGTTGTGCAGGCTGACCGTGCAAGGCAAACCCTCATAAGCAAGCTGAGCAATCCTCTTAAATTCTTCAGTGCTAATTGCTGTTGTGATCGCCATTTAGAACGCCCCGGTTGGGGGGTCAAAGCTTGGTTCAGTATAGATTGCCTTTCCTTTTGTTATTCGTATTTCATCCATCATGCACCACTGAGCATATTGAGATTTCGGGTTTCCGCTGCCGTCTGTTGCGTAGCCTAAAGCCAACTGTTCACCACCAAAAGTATTGTCCTCAATGTCTTGCCAGCTAAACACTTCACTGTGAACGCGAACGCCGTTTATATACATGTAAATCTGATCAAAAGCGCCTGGGTATGACATGCCAGGTACGCCAAGTTTTTTTACAAATGCAACATGCACCCACTCATTGACGGGCAATTTAGTTGAACTTACGTCATACAAATAATCGGTATAAAAAGAACCGGGTTTGTTCCATTTAATCATTGTAAACAACACGCAACCGTCACTTGTTGTAGATGTGCCCGCACCTTTAGTGCCAAAGCTCCAGCCGCCCCATCCGTTATCAGCTTGGTCTGCTGTGCCTTTTACTGACACATAAGTGCGGTATTGATTTGTGTGGCCAACGTAATCATCGTTAAACATCCAAAACTCAACGGTAAATTCGCCGGTCCCTAATTCCATCCCTGTCCCAGATGACAACAGGCCACCTGCCCAGCTTGAATCAACCGGGTTGTTTGGATTTGAACCGTTAAACATGACAGACCCGGCGCCAAATCTTGGGTCGTACGTTGTATCTTCAAACTCTGGCGGTAGCGGTTCGTTCCAAAAAGCTGAATCATTGACGTTTACAAATTGCCAATCATTGGGTGATTTATCTTTCCATGGATCGTCTGGGCCATCGTCAAAGCTCATCAACAACAATGGGAGCGTTGAATCAGGCCCAAGGTGAAAGCCGACTCTGACTCCCGGCGTTGAATATTTGATTGTGTTTAGGTCTGGCTCGACATTGACGCCAACTTTGACCCCTACCAATGCTTGGTTTGTGATGCCTGTTTTGGCTGACCCGTCAACACCAACAGCAACCCCAACGTTGACGATTTCAACGATGGTGGCGTTAGTTCCATCAACGCCGATCTTGACCCCTAGCTCTACCGTTTGGGGAATCAACCCCTGCGCTTGAGATCCATAAGCCTTCAGTCCTAGGGCAATCCCGCCTTGAACGTTTGAGATCTCATTGAAAGGCTTGATGACTTGCCCGTCATCCTTCTCAGGCAGATTGTTCGGGTCATAGCCGGAAGGCAGGTAATACCAAGGATTGCTTGAAATTTCGCCGCCACCGCCAGGCGCACTGCCCTCTGCGCCCATGTACAGCGCGTCAAAGCTGCAAAGGATGCCATTGGCATCAAACGAATAGTTGAGGCTATTGGCGGCAAACCTGCCTGAATAGCCCTTGAGGTTCAGGCTGACGGCATCAAACGGCGCAAGGCCGCCTACATCTGGCGTGGTTTGGATGTTGACGCCTAAGCGGTTGCCAATAGCTAAGGCATGTTGTGCGCGACCAAATTTCGCAGAGACCGCATAAGAATTAACGTTACGGGCAATCCCGCCAGACGAAAAATAGCTCTCAGTCAGATGCGGTGGTGAATACTGAACGACGCGAGGCTTTTTGCCAAAACTGCTGAATTGAAGCTCGACATATTTAGTTTTTCGGCCTGCATTGTCTAACGTTCCTTGCTGCACTCCACGGTCGGCCTCGCCAGGTCGCGTGTCGCCTTTGGGGTTAAACGTCTTATTGGCCGTCACCTCTGAATTGGTCAGAATCAATCCAAGCGATTGGTTGATATATGCCTCGACCTCGTCAACGCTTGTAAATGCCTCAACAGTGGTTGACTCAGCAGGCGCTTGGCTGCCGCCCTGTGTTTTGCCCCATGCCTGGTAGGTGTAACGGTGCGTGCGTTGATGCACGACCATGTCAGGCATATCAACGCCGGGGCGGATTCCGGTTGGGACTTCTATTTCACCCGCATAATCATGTTCTTCAATGCTGCGTTCTGTAAGAACCGGTTCGTTGCCAAGAATTAAAGCTCGTTCGCCTAACACCCATGGCAGGCTCATGCGTCCGGCATACACAAACATGGGTTCATAAATTTCCGTTGTTGTCTTTTTTGGTCGATCTTTTTCATCAAATTCGTATTCTGTAACCTCTTTAATTTCACCCGTTCGACTTGTCCCAGGGGTAAAGCCGCCTTCATAAACTGCGGTTGCATAGCCGCCTGATGACTGGCCCAGAACGGTTGACCTTACTGTCGTTGTCCGAATGACTGTGTTAGATAAATCTCCAAAGCCGCCTTCATACAAATCGCATTGATCAGTTAGGTTTACAGCCTCTCCATATTCCGTGACGGTTCGAGTTGTTGGCGTATGAGTCACGACTTCTGAGCCTTCACTCCATTTAAGCGTGACCGATTGTGAGTCACCTATGGTTTCTACCTCATCCCATTTGGCATCTTCAGGGTCGTAAGTTTCTAATTTTTTATCAATGTACGGGACAATTACAATTGTTGGAGGTTGTTCGCCGCTATTTATTGGCGAAATGTCAATAATGCTGTTTTCATTAAAAGAAGTGGACCCAAGCTGAAGACTGGAAAGGTTAATTACCTCTAGCCGCCCTGTTTCAGTCATGTAGCCAACTTTTGATTCGCTCAAAAGTAGATTTCCCATTGCCGCGACATATCCACCGCTTAAATCATATTCGTCCATTACATAACTATTTTCTAAATTTGAGCCATTACTTAAAATGCCAAGTTTATTTATACAGTAACTAAAAAGATCTGCCGCCATAATTGGCGGGGGGAATGCAGAAGCCGGCAACCCGTTCTGACATTCAAGCTGACGTGGTGTGACATAAGCCGCTCGGCCATTTTCCAAGCTTGGAACAGGCATTACCCCGTCCATGTATGTCAAGGTGCATCCTAAAGAAACTTCTGTTGTCCCACGTAAAGGATCAGCGAATGCGCTTAGGACTTTTAAATCTCGAGGAATTTTTCCGCTGCCGCCCCCATTCATAGCAAAATTAATTGCCACGTCTGAGCCGATTTCTGGTGTCATTAATCCAAGCAATGTGACTTGGCCCCGCGTCATCACCAGCCCGCTGCCTTGCAGGTAGCTGTCACTCACGCCGCCAGAAATAACCTCACCCAAGCTGCAGGTAACAGTTGCGCGGGAGTCAATAGTTGCCATCAGGTCTGAGGTTTACCAACGGAAATGGAAACGGTGTAGATGTCGTCCCTCACGCCTTTGACGATTCTTTTGGTTGCGCTGGCGCTAGGTGCCGACACGGGGAACCAATCAGACGACGGCTTGTCAGATGCCTCCCTGCCGCAATCGTTATAGATAGCGATCCACCCCGCCTTGTCGGTATCTCCCTCCAGCGCCATCACCTGCGTTGGTGTGCGCGGTCCCGTTGTGTAGCTTTTGCCGCCTGCCGATAACTGCAGCGTTGGCATGTCTTGCAACGTCTCCGGTGGCCTCCGCAGCTTTAGCGATGTGCCCCAGAGATTGAAGGTGCCGAAATAATCAATCCCGTCATTGGCGGCAACTTCCTCTTGACGGTTGAAGACCTCTACCAGTTGCTCAGCGTTGCCTAGCTGACAAGTGGCCTCAACATATAAACCCGCCTGCGCTCCCGCTGGCGCCGTCAAGAAATAGGCAGGAACATCAACCCACTCAATGCCGTTGGCCTTCATTGACACATCAACTGTGCTGCCAACAGTTGCCTTGATGTCTTCTACGTCATCGCTTAAACGATCCGCGCGCCAAGCGTTGTAGCAGTCCAAAAGCCCTGCCCATTCGGTCGCTGTCATCAATGCCGTGACGACAACAGTCTCTGCCGTAAGACCTAATTGTGTGTCTGTTTCTGCGTAGCCAAATGGCTGCACCGTAAAAAAGCCAGCGGAATACTCAAAATCGCCAATCTTCAGCGTCGACAGGAGAGTGCAGTCAGTCATGAGAGTGCGTTTTGTATTTCGACAACATCACCGGAAGCACTTGCCCCAGGAACGTTGACCTTGACGGTCCAATCTTTGCCAACCAAATCAGTGATGGAACTGCTTAATTTTAGATTACTTGCATTCATGTCAAAGCCTGATTTTTCAATTGCTTTCATGACGCCTGCCAAATCTTTGGTAGCGGCTTCTAGCTTTTTCTGAGTTTCAACAACCTGATCCTGGGCGTCTAGTTCGGTATTAATGGCATTAATAAATTCAGACAACTTTGCATTAGACCTTTGCCCAAGCCTGCCGTTGCTATTTCTGCCATTGAAGTCACGGACAGCGTCTAAGCCTTGCGTGCTGCGAATGTTGTTTGATGCTTTGTCTCGGGCCTGAATTGCAAGAGCAATTAACGACTTACGCCCCTGTGCTTCTGCCTGATTTCCAAAATAGTTGCTTTGAAATTGGCTGATTCCGCCTTTCTTGTCAGATTGGATTTCAGCCAAGCTTTGTGCGGAATCCTTGAGTTCGCGTGAGATGTCTTTTACTTTCTTGCTTGCGTCATCAAATGCCTTTCGAATCTTGTCTGATTCAATCCCCAAGACGGCATAAGTGTTTTGCTTTTCTCTTTCAAATTTTGCAAGGGCAAGCTCAGCCTCTTTTCTTTTTGTCAGACTGCCGTCCATGGCCGCATAGGCCGTTGCATATTTTTTCGACGCTCCATCAAGTTTCTTGACTTCTTTGATAACAGCTTGAATTGATGTAACCGTTTGAGAGGTGTTATCACCAAACCGAATTCTGGCTAGCGTTGGAGCAAGGGCTTGCAATTCCTTGCGTTGATCGCTTTGTTCATTATTTATTTGTGTCTCTATTTGGCTCAATCGAATTTCTTCGCGTTTTAAACGAACCCGTTCAATTAGATCTTTGTTGTCGCCACCAATTTGATTTGCAACAGCAGTAAACAACTCAATAGATCCAAGATCTAACTTGCTAACTTTTTGAATCTCTTTGTATTTTTCAATAATTTGGTCTTGAGTTAAACCAAGATCGCCAAATGCTTTTTCTAATTGCTCAATATCTTGTGCAGCATTTACAACCGCAAAGTTTTCATCTAATGAACCGCCGCCTGGCTCATTGTTATTTAAGATCTGGGCGCCAATACGCCGCAACGTTCCCAACGTATCAATTTTTAGAGACGTGCCAAGCGTTTTGGCCGCTTTGATTGCTTTTGTCAGGCCGTCAGCGATGCCAACAGCCGGGCCAATAGTGAGACCGCCTGCTGCGATCTTTAGCTCCTCAATCGCTGTCTTAAGCCGCCCCAGCTTTGTTGTTGCAGTATCTGGCAGGTCACCCGTCAGCTCATTTAAACCTTTTGTCAATGCAGGCAAAAACTCGCCTGAGGACAGATCACCGCTTTCAATAAGCTTGTAAAGCTCTCGTACTGTTACCCCTAAGCCTTTGGCGCCTGCAGCGGCTGCAATTGGCAATTGCTCGCCCAACTGTTGCCGCAGCTCTTCCATGCTGACGACGCCTTTTGCGGCAATCTGTTCAACAGCAGTAAAAACGCGGTCTGTACTCTGTTGGCTTAAGCCAAACGCAACAGACGATTTGGTTAATGCTGTGAATAAATCCTCTTGGTCTTTTAAAGACACTCCCGCCTGCGTTGCCGCTGCGGTGAAACTGCCCATTGCGCTGGCAGTTTTTAAAATGCTCAATCCATATTTTCTTGCCAGGTCAGCCGCAAAATTAAACGTTTGCGTCCCGGCTTCCCCCAGCGTGACATTGAGCTTTCTTTGTACTTGCTCAAGTTCTAATGCTGCCGCTGTAGCTTCTTTCAAGCCAAGCACCAACCCACCAAAAAGGGCCGCTCCGGTGATGCTATTTGCAAGGCTGTTATTTAATGCACTTCTTACGCTTTTACCCAGCCCAGCAAAGCTGGACTTCATTTTATTGACTTGATTTCCCGTAAATTTTTGGAGATCAGCTAACCGTTTTTTTGTTGCGGTAATGCCAACAAGTTCAAGCTCTAGCTGTACGGTCCCACCATCCATATCAGTCGACCTTTGGCTGTCTTCTCCTAGCTTGCCTCTAATCTCGGCAAACTAGAGGAGCAAGGGGAAGACGTGGCAAGCGCATTATCAACGCTCAAAAATGCAGTTGTTGCTTTTGAAGTGCCAACAGATGCCGTGATGGAAGACCCTGAAACGGGCAACATTGTGCCAGTAAACGAGACCATCACCGTTGAGCTATTTCTGCGGCGTGGCTTGGTCAACGATCGTGAAATGCCTGGCGTTGACATTGAGGGCGACCAATTCAGTGGTTATTGCGTAGCTCCTACCAAGCTTGATGATCGCGTTCGGCCAGGTACCACCGGAATGCTTGATTTTGCGGGTGAGCCCAGAAAAGAAATCACGGTGCAGGATGCCCGTTTTATGTATGGCAGTACCGGGCTATTAGGCAAAACGTTGATGGATGTTTTAGGCCATCAAATCAGGCTCGGGTCTGGTGACTACCTTGGAATTGACAATGCGGCATGACTCAATTCAACGTCACGGCCAACTACAGATCTGGGATTTTTACCGACAGCAAAATTCTTGAACGCAAAGCCGCAAAAGCGTTAGACGAATATGCCGCCAAAATTGGCGATGAATTCCAAGAGCAAATTGAAGCCAGCGACTGGTACTGGCCCAACACAACAAAACGCCAGAACGGCAAAAGAGCTGGCAACCCTCGCGACATTGTGGACACAGGCGAATTGCGCGACTCTCAGGAAGGCCCAAACGTTGGCAAAGGCGGTTTATCCCAAAGCTTTAAATGGACCGCTGAACATGCCGTTTTAGTCAAAGAGGGCTATTTGACATCAACGGGCCGCCGCATTTTTGGGCGAGACTGGATCAAGACAGCTATGCAAGCCATCCCGTTTGACCAGTTCATCGCCCGCCGTATGCGGTCTTAATCAGGACGTTGCTGCAGGCGTCCAGACATAAGCATTCAGACCAGCCAACGTGAACGTAACCGCTGCAATGTTGCCTGCGGTGATGTCCTCAGAGAAGTTGGTCACGTATGCCACGCCCGCATGAGTTTCGGCGGTGCTAATTGGCAAGCCAGTGTCGCAATCACCGGATGGCTTGGGTGATTCACGGAACCATTCGACAGTGATGCCAAGGGCAGATTCCAGCGCTGCTTTCTTCAAGATCAAGTAGCCAGGATCCAGCATGTCGATATTCAACGTGCAATCGACGGTGTAGCTGTTGCCGGTTACAACGCTTGCTGCCCAGCCGCCTGCGCTGTCGTCATAGGTCTGAACATCGGTGGTGTCAGAGCTTGACTGAAGAGCAAAGTTCGACAGGTTCTTGACCTCTGTCATTCCAGTGCCGTCAGTCGGTGCATCCGAACAGGCGTCACCTTCTTTGATATAGGTTTTGTACCCAAAGGCAGCGTAAAAAGACACGGCAGATAGAAGGGTTTTGTTGGGCTAGTTTGCCCAGCCCATTTCAATAGCTTCCTCTTCAATCAAGGTTTCCAATGGAGTCGGGCGCGGGCACTGGTGATGTTCCCAGTCCATTTGTTCGTGATACATGCCAGCGGTGGCAATCAATGAATCTTTGACGGCCTGCTCTGTCACGCCAAGTAGTTCAGCCACTTTGGGTAACGCATGACCTTCACCGGCCAAACGTCGAACGCTGCTAGATAGTGCCCGCACCTTGTTTGGTGCCTTTACTGCAAAGTTGTGGTCTCGGATGAAGTGCCGTATTTCACCACTGGCAAACGACGTGAAGATAGTGCTGAATTTGCCTTTGTTTGGGTTGTGCGCTCGGCATGACTTCATAAACGCCACATCGATGCAGCTATAAACATCCAACGCCTCGACCATCGGATACTTGCGCGTCATCTTTGCGCCCATCAACCGGATCAGCCCTTGATGCTCGACATACAGCCGCCGCATTTCACG